GAGGCACCTAATAAACCAAATGTTGCAGGATCAAACATTCCAGTAGATCCAGTATTGGCTCCTAATAATCCAGTCATATTCTCAGGTGTTTGAAGTCTGGGTTTTGGTAATTCTTTATTTGGATTAATTGTAATTCTTAAAGGATTTGCACTTACAGGATCGGTTGATCCATATGTAACCCTTGGAGTAAAATCCATTCCATTAGGTCGCATACTTGCATCTCTTTGAAATAATAAATCTATTGGTCTAACCATATTACGAATACCCTAATAGGCCTCCCCCAATTGCTCCTAGCATGGGGTTGAAACCTGCCATTCCTGCCAATTGTGATCCACCTAATGCACCACCTAATGCAGATAATCCTTTGTTTCTAAATACTGGTTGTGTTGTACTTGATCCAACAGTACCACCGCCAATTAATGCCAGATAATTGTTAAGTCTCTGATCATCAATATTTTGCTCAAAATTAAATCTGTCGATATCTGATTGTAGACTAGCCATTGCATCAGATTCCCTTGCACCACCAACCTTTGCCAATTGTTGTGCATCTAGATTTTGTATGTTTGGTGCCATTCTCAGGGCATCCTGTTGTGCCTTATATGCAATAGGTGCTAATCCAGATGCCAATGCTGATTGATTTGCTCCAGAGCCATATCTTCCTGCCTTAGAAAACCTACTTTCAATTGTGTCTACTACTGGTTGAAATGCCATACTCATTAATGGGTTTGTACCCATAAGATTTTGCTGTACTACATTCTGTGATTGAGCAGTTAAACTGTTAGGATCTAATGCCCTGTCTCTGACCATATCGAGTGCCATTTCACTTTCTGGAGAAAACCCTACAGTAGTTGGAAATGGATAAAAATTTGGCTCACCTGTTTCATATCTCTGCTTTGCCTCACTTAGGCCATATTCTAAAAATGGCTTTGCATACTCAGGAGGCTCAACTTGAGTATTGACAGTTTGCTGTCCACTTCTTCCGCCTTTGCTCATTTATATTTCCTTTACTAAAGTTATTGAAGATGGTTTGTAGCTTTTTAAAACTTTTTCCCATCCCTTTCTTCCATTGATCTCAACACCTTTGCAGGCATATTGTTTTGACCAGTCAACAATCTCTGGCTCATTTTTAAGCAATGTATTCAAATTACCGCCTGCAAGCCAAAACCTGAGTATCCTTCTATTTGGATAACTCACTATTTCTGTAACTATTGCACTATCCCTGTAAGCCCAAAACTGAGCATCTCCTGCCTGACACATGGCAAATACATCTTCTGCCGAATGACTGTCATGAGCATATTTTAATGCACCTACAATCCATTTTGTGCATCGTGTAAACTCATCCAAAAATGACGTAGTCAAAGGATCTTGTGGTTGTTGCACTAGCATGATTTAATGTTGCCTGCCCTTTTTGTCTGCCTGTCACATGAATTGTCACAGTTGATGCATCACTTGTTGTCGGCATAAATAATATGACACTGTCACCACCAATACGATCATCACTTAATGTCGTTGTCGTTGCACTGTTTGCCAGTGTAATTGACCCTGTAGAATTAACCTTGCCATCTAGAATATTGTTAACAACATTGGCCACATTCCTTGGATTGTCACCTAATGATGAAAGCCTTCTATAATTACTAACTCTTGTCATCGTCTACCCAATGGCTGACCTTCTATGTCAAATCCTTGAGCAAAATCCCAGAAACCAGTTATGTTCATTCTGACCCTATGAAACCTGCCTTGACTTCTATGCTCTACAAAACCTTCATCAGTTAATGAATTAGCGGTTGTAAATGACACTTCATTATCCTGCCTGTCTCTTGCTCCAACCTGCACTGTAACTGACCCATTTTTAAAATATGGTACTGATCTGGTAACTAGTGAATGTTTACCCTTATTCAATGCAAACTCTGACGTTTCAATGGTTGCACTCAAAGGTTGCCCAGTAAATGATGTAATCTTTTTATCGACTGATCCACCAAATAAAAATGCTCCACCTTTATAAAGGTTTGAATCTAATGGTGCAGGCAATGAATCTAAATTACTAGCCAGATTATCCAAGGCCTCTAATGTATATCCTGCTGTAAAAAATGGTGCTATCAGATCAACACTAACATTAGCAATTGACCATCTTTGTATTGCATAATTATAGATTAATAATCTGTCTGGTGTTGCTCCTGATTGATTGGTATTTGATACATAAGACCATACAACTATCTGGTTTGTAGGATCTACAGCACTTGTCATTTTATCACTTTGTGATGAGTTGAAATCCTTGAAGAAAAACTTGTTTACCTTTTCTGCACCTATCGGCACTGATTTTGTGCCATCAAATGCATAAAACCCATCCTCATTTAGAAAAAATACTGTATTTCCAATGTGTGATACTGAACCAGAAAACGTACAACCTCTGGATGTCTCAACCTTATCAATCTGGTAAATTAAAGGGGTACCTACATAGGATGCTCTTACAATTGCCTTTTCCATAAGTATAGTTGCATACTCACCACCAACTAAACCAGTTATTGCACCTGCATCTGGAATGTCTTGAAAGTCGGCCTGATCAGTTCCTACAGTCCATTGTGTTGCATTGTTAATACCAGACCATCTAGCCCTAAATGGTACCCTGCCAGATCCTTCATCTATATTGGCAGTCCAGACCTGATCCCTTACCACTGCAATAAATTCTGCTTTTGGCGGTGATCCTCCTAAGTCTGCAAAGGCACTATCTGTACCCAGAGTAAATTCTTGTAGTGTTTCACCAACACCACCTGCAACAATTACACTTGTACCAAATTGTACAAATTTCCATCTTTCATCGGTGCTTAATGAATAACCGCCACCCTTACTAATGTCATCTAAGTTAGAATTACTTGAATTAAATTCATATAGTTTGCTTGTATCTCCTGCAAAAACTTTTACATTTCCAGAATTATCTTTTGCAGAAAATATATTTTTTAAAATATTTGTGGCCTGATTACTGACATTTCCCAATGAACTTAATGACCTATAACCCTCAAATGCAGGAATTACATTTGTTGCTACTGTAACACCTTTATTTTCTAAATCTGGCTGATCTGGTAGCCATTCTCCAAACTTAATCATTGTATTCTAAAACTTTCCTGACCAGTGGATTGGATAGTCCAAACTTCTGTGCCATCTGTTATGTTTGACCAAGTCTCTGATCCCTTGGCTATATTTGTCCAATCTTCACCAATAATTTTTGCTGATACGTTTGTACTTGCTGACACTGAAGAACTAGCAGAAACATTAACTTCATAATTAGGAGTAGATGTTACACTTGCCTCAGTAGAAATACTTGCACTGGCTACCGCAACTCTAATTGCAGTTGCAGATATTGATGCACTCGTTGCAACACTCGCAGTCGGCAATTGTATTCTTATTGCTGATCCTGAGACAGAGGCACTGGTGCTTATATTTCCAACAATTGTTACTTCATAATTAGCTGTAGCTGATACAGATCCTACTGAGGCAGTCGTTGCCCCCATTGTTCTAATTCTAGTAAACGCAGAAACTACTGAAGAAGTTGTTGCAATACCTGCTGACGCATTTCTTATTTTTATAGCACTAGCACTTGTGCTTGCACTGGTTGAAATTGATCCTGCAATCTCAATAGAAAATTGTATCTCAGCACTTACAGTCGCAGTTGTCGAAATACTTGCCGAACCCTGCAAAACAGCAAGACTTGATAGGCTGTCCATATTGCCCAAAGCATCAAGACTGTCTATATTTCCCCAACCATCTAATTGATCTAAAGTTGGGTTAGACCACTCAATTTTAAGCAAGTCAGAATTATTATCAAAACTTCCTGAAATGCTATCTAAAGTTTGCGTAATCTGATCTAAATTTGGAGTACCTAAAGCCATAATAAAGCCTTAAATTATGTAGCAGAAATTGTTAATGAACCACTTGCTACTTTTAAAACATCTCCACTTGCTATTGCTTTTGATGCAGAAAATGCACCATGAAATAATAAATTTCCTGAACTACTGGCATCGTAAATCCCAAAATGAGAAACTGTACCCCATGAGCCAGTCGCACTATTAAACTCTACTGATGCGTTACTAGCTATAGATCCACTGGATGCTGATGCAAATGTAATTGCTTTTCTGGTGTAGTTATTTCCTGATAATTCTGTTCCGCCATTATCGTCTCCAAGACTTCCAGTAGATAGTCCTAAATAGACTGCGGAAGGTGCAGACGTAGAGGCTGTTCCTGTAAAATGATCTAGAAATTTTAATTCTAGATAATCACTCATTGCTGACATAATTTAACTCCTAACTTGCTGATGATGATTGCCTTGCATAGACTGAACTTATATGGAGTGACCCTGTACCATAATGACTTCTTTGTTCGTCTTTTCTTATTTCCTCTATTGACCTAGTAAACTTGGCATCATAGGTAGAGGCTCTGGCCTCATCCATTAAATATGTATAGGCCTCAACAAGACTGCCAGAAAGATATGCATCTGGATGCCTTGTTAATAATTGATTTGATGTATTGCTATCTGATAATGCTGACAAACTACCAATATAAATAATTTCTGCGGTATAAGCACTATCTGGTATTGGCCTGAGTTTCATTTCAGCACCAATTATTGAATATGATGAAGGCTTACTATTACCACTAGATGGAAAGTCTTTGTCTAACTGAATTGGACTTTTATATTCCAAAACTGTCACTGGTGAGGTGTTGAGTTTGACTTCCCTGACTTCCCTTAAATCTGTCGGCAAAGCGATATATTCATCACCAACAGTCAAAGTCGCATTAGCCCTTTTTTCCTGATCCCTTGTTTCCAACTCCCTTGACAACCTAGCCTCGGCTAATTGAATAAAGTTTGGTATCTGGTCTGTAAGATCACTTCTTGCCATAAAATTGGCAATGGCTGTTTTTAATTCTGCATAGGTTGAAATACTCATACATTACCACCGCTTGTTCTGAAATATCTATTGTCAATATCGTTTAACCATGCCTTCCACTTTTTCTGTGATTCAGGGTTATTGTGCGGATCACCAAACTTTTTCATTAAGTCCATGTAAACAAGTGTTGGTATTTCAGCTACACCCTGCCAGTGTTTCTGCGTATTGCCGATTAAACTGCCTTTTCTATATTCGTTTTGCTTTGCTTTATTGATATCCAAAACCTCTTGAATATGTTGTTTTTCCTCAATGGTAAACCCACCATCTGGATTATCATGCATCCATATTTCTTTTTGGCTGTATGGATTTTTTTCAATTAATCTTTTCATAAAAAACCTTTGTTAGGGAGGCCGAAACCTCCCTATATAGTTGTGATATTAAGCCCCACTTAGACCAATAACAGAGGCATGTGCCTTTGGTGCTGTTGGCATATATGTCCACTCATATACAATCTGGTGCTTTACAGCATCACCTGTTCTGGCTAACTCGCTTTCAACAAAGTTTCTACCATCTAGGTTTCCGATCATTAAGTGATCTGGATCAATGATATGAACCATGTTGTTTGACATGAACCTACTCATGGAGATCGATAATTGGCCAAAATCATTAAGCATAACACTGACACTGCCAATAAATGATGGAGCAGAGTTTTGTGTGGTGTTTACCTGATTTGTGACCAAGTTTGTACCTGCCTGAGATAAGGCTGAAATATTCGCCTTGTTGGTCGCATCACATAGGAGCATACGAGGGTTACCCCCATCGACCCAAGCCTGTTGTGTTGCATTATCAATCTTGGCTAATGTAAGCGATGCCTCAGTTCCAGTTAAGTCAGCAACGTCACTTCCATCACCAGTTCCAAATGAAATGTCACTAGGTGTAGCATCTCCATTTGTTACAAATGTAATGAATGTAGCTGATTTTCTTGGATCACTGTTTGACTTTGCCACATTAAGATCAGATACAATTTTTTCTACATCTCGTCTTAATTCAAGTCCTTT